TTTCAGCACCGAACGGCTGCTCCTGCCCGCTGTCGGGCGGGTGGAGCGCAGCTTCAACCATTGCAGGGTCATACACGAAGGTGAACTCCATGTCCTGCACAGGTACAGGCTTATTAACGTAGATGTCTACGACAGGCATTGTGATACGCTCCTCTCTCAGATGCTGCGGATGACCTTGGCCTTGGAGTATGTCGGATGGTCTTTGGTCATCATGTTCAGGAACTCGTCTTTGGTGAAGCCGGACAGACGGAAGATCTCTTCGGGCTTCATGCCCAGCTGCTTGCCGATCTCGTCCACGGTCTTGCCCTCGTCCATGAGCTTCTTCACGATGGCTTTCATGGGGTCGAGCAAGTGTGTGCCGCGGGCGCGGTTGTGGGTGATTGTGCCGTATACGTCGGCACTCTCGTCACCGTGATGGTCTACGACTACGACAGGCACCTTGCCGCCCAGCAGGGACAGCAGCGGTTCACGGCCTGATACTGTCCAGCGGTGGAAGCCGTCAATGATGGTTCCGTCCGGGCGTACCACGATGGGCAGCGTCCAGCCGTTGGTCAGGATGGACTGCACCAGCAGCTTCAGGTTCTCCTCACTGACCTTGTTGGGGTTGTAGTCGTTGGCGTGGATGGTGTTGCGGTCTACCCACTGGAGGGATGCCAGCGGTGCGAATACGTCAATGTTTTCCATGGTTCTGCTCCTCTTTGATGCGGGCGTTGTGGTCGTTGTAGATGGTGGTCCAGAGGATGCGCAGGATACGCATCTTGGGATCTCCGTACAGCAGCCCCTCATACATGGTCTTGTAGTGCTTCTGTTCAGCGATACCATAGGTCTTTATGAACAGGCCTCGCCAGTGGTCGATGTGGGATAAGGTGTCCTTGGCGATGGTGTACCGCTCCGGGTGGAGGAACAGCAGGTCTTTGCAGAGGGCTTTATAATCCTTCTGTTCGGTATCCGCTTCCAGCTCACGCCGCTTGCGGGTGCTACGCCGGAACATCTCGGAATCCCAGTAAAGCAGAACGAGGTAGGCGTTTGGCTCTCGCCGCTGGATACGCTCCCACAGGTCGTTGTCGGTTTCTGCAACCCACCGCAGGCCTTGTGTGCTGGTATCTCCAAAGAAAGCGCAAAGCCGGAGTGCATTTTTATGCACACCAGCTTCGTACAAACGCATATAGATTTCAGGGAATTCAAGGTTTCGCTCTTTGATGTACAGCCAAACATCGGAATCAGCCCAATCGTAGATGGGATAGAACTTGCCGCCTTTTGTGATACGCTCCATCTTGGTGTTGGCGATGCACTTAAAGCGGGTCAGACTTTCTGCCGTGCGCAGACCGACCAGCTGAATGCCGTCGCGGAACGCCTTTTCGCAGAACGTCTGGTAGTTCATCTCTCCGGGGTGGTGCAGGTATGGGCTGTACCTGATGGCAAAATCGGGCGGGGTACGCATCCACACATCTTCTTTGCCCGGCTCCCATGTTATCCACGATTCTGATGCGGAAAGGTGGTCTATCACGCACACCTGCTTGAACGGCAAGCAAAACCACAGGAATTTCGCGCCGACCGACAGGAAGTTGCGCCGCCAGCGGTGCGCTGCATCGACCATGGAGGGGTAAAGCCCTTCTTCGTCAATGAATGTCACCGTCAGCTGCTTGGGGTCGAGTTCGCCGGAGAGAATCATCTCATACACGAGGTTGGCCATGCACAGGCTGTCCTTGCCGGAGGAAAACGACAGATAGATTTTGCAGCCGTTTGCGAACACATTGCGGATACGGATTTTCGCCGCTTGCAGCACGTTCATGCTGCTTTCCACTACTTTCACAGGCATATCAGTTCACCACACTTCGGGCAACGGATGTACCTGTGCTGCTCCACGCCGCTGTCCGCCTCTGGAGCAGCGGTTTGCGGTTCGGAAGGTGTAGACACCTCCAGCACTGTGGAGGGCTGCTGCGGGGCAGCGGAGACGGTAGGAGCAGGCTGCGGGGCGGGAGCCACCGGGTAGGTCGGTGTTTCGGCATACGGAACGTGTTCCTCTGCCTGATGGCGGCTGATGGGTGCGATCTCGTTTTCCGGGAAATCGCCGTAGGAGCTGATTACTTCATCAGCTTCATCCGTGGTGCTGTTCAGCATTTCCAGCAGGTCAGCATCCCAGCCCGGAACGTCCACATCGCCGTCCAGTTCCTTGACCAGTTCTTCGATGGCATCCACATCGGTAAAGCCGAGTTCATAGACCTTGTTGTCGGCCATCATCAGCTTTTTCTTCTGCACATCGGTCAGCCCGACCATCACATAACAGTCGCAGGTTTCCCGACCCATGCGGAGCAGGGCTTCGTACAGACCGTTGCCGGCAATGATTTCGCCATCCTCGGCAACGACCAGCGGCTTCACCTGACCGAACATCTCAATGCTGCGGATGTACTCGGTGATTTGCTTGTCGGAGTGCCGGCGGATGTTGTGGGTAGGCTTATGCAGCTCTGCCAGCTTCTTTACCGTGATGTTCATCGTGCGGCCTCCTTCCTGTCAGAAACGAGGTCCAGAACGATGGAGAACAGGACGGCGGCTACGACAACGTAGATGCGGATCGTGCTCATCAGCTGCCAGATGCCCATAACGCCAAGCGGAATCAGGATCTGCCACGAGGCCACGGTGAGAACATCCAGCGCAAAGCCAAACTTCTTGCCGAAAACCAGATATTCGCAGTAGAGATAGGTAGACAGCGAGGAAATGGCGATGACCGTAATCAAGATAGCTTTCATTACGTTCAGCACCGGGCTGAAGCGCACCCACGTGAGCAGCGCAGCCAGCACCATGTAGATGCCAAACATCACGCCCGCCAGCATGAAGGCCTTTTTCATGTTGCCGCGCTTGGTGCCGTCCGTATTTTCATCGTTGTACTCAAACAGCGAATAGTAATACGGACAAGCAAATGGGCCGGGCAGCAGAAGTAAGCCGTTGTACACGCCAGCCTTAATACCAGCGGCGTTTACGCCGGGGTCGATGATGGCGAACGTGCCGCCAGTGTACACCAGAGCAGCAGCTACTACTACGGCCAGCAGGCCATAAACGACCACCCATGAAAAGCCATCGGACAGCACGTTGCGAATCATGCCATCTTTGAGCAACATAATCAGGAACGCCACACAGGTGACGTACACGATAATCATGCCGCCCTTGGTTCCAATGGGTGTATCGCCAAAGATCTCGTAGATGCCGCTCATCTGCGTCCACGTCTGAAACAGCGTCAGCAGACCGATGAAGTAGAACATCGCCTTGCTCTGCATGATGCGCCGAATGGACGGAACACGGTCAGCGAACAAACCGAACGTGATACATGCCAGGGAATTGAACACTGCCCAGATGATTGCCGGAACTGCTCCATATCGCAATGCAATGGTGCGGAAGTTCATCAAGCTGCCTACTCCTGCCCACGATGCAACGATGGAGCAGGCGTAGAAAATAGTGGGACTTGCCTTGAATTTCGCCTTGATTTTCTGATACATGGAAAAATCTCCTTCTTTGCGGCTGGACACGGCGAAATGTCCAGCTTGCAGCACCTCAGCTTTTCGAGGTGCTGCGGTAATGCCACACGCAAAGGAGAGCAGCGTGCGGCTCGGAATCCTCCTTTCAGGTATAAAAATAGCGGCACCCGCCATTTCTGGCAGGCACCGCTTGGCTTGATTCGGATTTTGCATTCTAATCATATCACCGGGAGCATCCGTTGTCATCTGAATCCATATCAAAGCGTTGCTGGTCGTTCTTGTTTATTGCACGGCATTACGCGCCGTGTGAAACCGTCCTACACCGTCCATCACCGTGTGAAACAATCTGCATTGACTTTTGATTTTTTCAGTTTGAATTTAACTTTTGGCAGCCAAAATGTAAAACTCATTTCTATATTTGGCCGTATTTTATGATAATTTGAGGTTGAATTTGAGTTTTTCGGGCAAAAATAAAAAGCCCCGCAAATGCAGGGCTTATCGGTCAATGTGATTCGAGGTAGTTGTAGGCCATCCGGCTGACCCCGGCTTCTGTGTAACACTTTCCGAGTGCTCCGGCAACTTCTGCCCACGAGTAGCAGCGGACAAACCGCAGCCGGAAGATCAGATAAAGCCGGGCATCCATGATGCTCTTGCAGTACGCCTCGACCTTGGGCTTTTCTTCCGCTGCCTGTTCCTCCAACCAGCGGACACGTTCATCCATGTCAGCCAGTTCCACAGCCAGATCCGCCACCTTGTCCCGAACACCGGGCGTATGTGGCATACCCGTCAGCTGTGGGGAGGCAGGATTGATTTTCTGCCGAAGATTCTCCAAGGCTTCACGGTCTTTTTCGAGGGTCATCTGAATGTCATAATACTTGGACAATTCCTGTAATGTCACAGCCTACCTCCGTCATAATTCAGCTGCCGTTTTGCAACGGTGCTTCTGTTATTTTATCACATTTTGCCGTCGGAAGATAGACAGGAAACCCAGAAATTATGTGGTCCGCTCCAATTTTGCACAATCCCGGCACCTTGTAGGTCTGGCCGTGCGAATCGGTGCGCTGGATAGGCGGGTCAAGGGGTATGTAGTTCTCGCAAGACAGGCAGCTCATTCTTCCACCCTCTCAATTTTCGGGAACGGCTCATGCCCCAGCGGGATAGGTTTGAAGGAGCGATTTGTCGTCCCGGGGGATTCTCGCTTTTCCCCCGGGGAGTCCAGCCACTGCTGGTGCTCGATGGCGTGTACAAGGTCGATGCACGTTCCCCATGAATCGTGCTGCCGCTCGCGGTATCCCAGCGGCGGATAGGCCAGCTTGTAGGCGGTCTCGAACATACTTTCGAGATTGCGGTGCCGTTCATTGAGGATACCGCACTGGCGGCTATCCTTATACGCTTCGGCTCGATCCACCTCATCATAAACTAAGTCTTCGGCCAGAGCATCGAACTGCCCCATGCGAACCCTCATATACTCGTCCACAGCCAGCCCGATGACGCGCAGCTGCTCTTCCGAAACCTCAATGCGGTACTTCATTTTCATCGTCCTTTTTCCGTTTTTCTCATGCCCAAGAAATCACCCATCCCGTAGCTTCCATCCTTACAGCTGTGAAATTCAAACTGTGTTGGCGCGTTTGGAGATTCAAACTGCGGGGTGATGCCAGAAGATTCGAGGACTGTATACATAGTGGCCGTGGCAGCCGTGTCCTTGTCGCCTGTTCCAGAGTGACAGAATTCTTTTCCGCAGAGGCGGCATTTATAGATTGCCATGTACATTTCCATCTGTTTGCTTACCTCCTTCGTATTCGCCGGACAGTACCAGTGCCATAGCCTCGCAGATGATGGTCACCTTGACGCGCTCAAGATTTTCCCACGATAGGTCTTTCGGCCTGTCCTTGCGCTGCCCGGCGGTCTTCTGCATCAGCATCTGACGCAGTTCCATGCAGGCCTCTTTGAGAGCCGGATAGTTGGCTTTCAGCCCACCCATCTGCATAAAGCTCCACATGGTATCCAGCATCGGGTTTTCCCACGGTTCAGGTTTTACCATTGGTGGCCTCCTGCGCAATGCGGTCGCGGGTGCGCTGTACCTTGTAGGATTTGATTTCCAGAATTTCCTCGGTTGGAATGCCAAACCGTTCGACCAGCCAATCCAGATAGGAGGTCAGGTCTCCGATGGCGAGTTCGATAGAGTGCTTTGCGGCATTGCGCTTGCTCGTGGATGCCTCCAAATCTGCACGGCGCAGCTTGTTGATGCTCTTGATCGGAGCAGCCAAGAACCAAAAGCACATCCGGGCATCGTGTTCTTCATGTGCAGCGGCGTATCTCTTGATTGTATCTTTGTCCAGCGTCAGCAGATATTCCATCTGCTCCACCATAACCTCTACGTCAGCCAATTCCTCGGCAATGTGCTTGGGGTCTAACTCCGCAACTGCCTGAATCAACTCTGCCAGTTCCTCCGTGAAGTGATTCATCTGGAGCTGCAAACCGTAGTGTTTGGCACTTTTCAGGTTCAGTTCAGAAATTTCCTTGTCAGACATTATCGCTTTCCTCCTTTATCTGTCGGAATGTCACTTCCTCGTTTTTCTCCCAGTCGTAAATCAGGCAGAGGGTATCAGTGCCGGGCGCAGTATCTTTCAGCCCGTCCATCTGCCAGATGTTCCATGAGATTCTTGTTGCAACCGCTATGGCCCAGCTTGCGCTTATTGGCAATCCCAGTTTTTCAATCCAGTTTTCGGTGAATGTCAAGAACAGATTCACCCGCGCCAGAAGAAGGTTGTCGCCCTGATACTCATATCCATAAACCGACTGATATGCGCTTGACACAAGTGCTTTCCACTGGAATTTGTGGTTTGCGTTCTCCTGAATCGCCCTTAGCTTTCTGTCCAGAATGCCAACGCGGTCAGGGATTGCGACAGGCTCTCCTGTGGTTGGGTCATATCTGCTGGTGAGGAACGGAGCCTCCCCGCAGGTGATCTCCAAACACCGCTCATGTACAAACTGCTCCCAGTTGCCTTTGTTCAGTTCCTGCTCGGCGTGGTCGGCCATCTTTTTGACCACCCACAGCGGGGTAAAAACCTCGGCCTTGCCTCTTGTGCGCTTTTTCTGCTCGGATAGCCGCTTCTGGACGCGGGGCATCAGCTTAATTCTGTCAAGCTGCTCTATCGTAATTTCGCCCATTGGTCCGCAGTCCACCTTGGGTGGCGGGTCTGTTGCCCAGATGATATTCTTCCCGGTGGTCTGGTCTTTCAGGAGAATCGGCAGCACCAACCGGAGAATCGGGTCGGAAAAGTCAATCAGATTTTCCATTAGTCAGCCCTCACCATGATTTTGTTTTCTTCTTTCAGCCAGTCCTTGACGCAGTGGAAACAGTGCTCGCGGGTCTGGCAACGCTCCGGATCACGATGCTGAATAAGGTCGCAGATGCCCGGTGTCATGTTCTCCGTGATGTCCTCGTCCGTCATGGAGCGGATAAAATCACCGTTATTCATGTTGCGTTCCCCCTGCATGGCATTGTTTGGGAGGCATCGGTTTCGGCATCCAGCACCGAATATTTCCTGTCGGGATGGCTCTTCTTTGATTGTAGCCAAATTCCAGAATGGCCCAGCAGTTGTAATCTGCATCATAGCATCCAACGACCGTTTCTTCTTTGAAATTGCCTTTTTCAACGAACAAAACGGGCTCCAGACTCTCCGGTAGCCGTTCTGACGGGGAAATCCACTCGACTGTTTGCTTGTTCATTTTACCACCTCCGGCGGCTCCAGCAGCGGAGCCCAGAACTTCACAGCACCATAGGGCGTATCTGCCGCTTGGCGGCCATCCTCGATGTACCACTTGCCGTTTTCAATCCAGCCCTTCATGGTGTTCCGGCTCTCGCAGCAGACCCACACAAGTTCGCTCATGATGCAGCAGTACTTTTCTCCCGCGTTCTCCCAGCTTTCATCGTGGACAGGCGGCGGGGTTTTGGCATCGTGCCACGATACACGACGGATAAAATCAACGACCATCTGGCTGGCTTCCCGGAGGGTCTTCGCTGTGGCCTCCTTGCCCTTGAAGCCATTGTAATACTCGACCTCGGCCAGAGCGTCCGTGTCGGTTTCCGGGTCGATAAAGCGCAGGGCTTCTTCCAACGTCATTTTAGTTCCTCCTTCTTCAGGCAGATCCACGGATACTCGCTATGCTTGAGGCCATGAATGTACCGCATTCGTGCCTGAATGCAGCGACCATATTCGGAGCAGCCAGTGCAGAATGGCTCCCGGTTGTAGAGCATTTTGGAAACATCCTGATACGGTGGAATATGAGAAGACGGCGTTGTCTGCGCAAACTCCTTGGCGAAGTAGAATTCCACCTCGTCGGCTTCTTCCTTCCGGCTGATCTGCCCGGAAACATCGATTGCGATAAGCGCGATGGACAGCAGCACAGCGATGCCGATGCCGACAGGAATTACAATTGCCCAGTTCATTCTGTGTACCTCCGTGTGTCCTTGTTCCAGCGCAGCGTGATGGGGTTGCCGCACTTGCAGGGCACTGTAAATTCCTGTTCCGCAATGTTGGTCTTGCCCTTGGCGTGGAACTCGCAACAGCTGCATTGGAACTCATACGGCGCAAGGCCACTCTCCAGCGAGATCGTAGCGCCGCAGCGACAGCCGAGGGACATCTGCGGAACGTGGAGGTATGTACCGAACTCCTTGCCGCAGCAGGGGCAGCACAGGCGCAGCAGCCCCCGTGCGCCGGGCTCCGGCGGGTGATTACTCTTTCTCATAGTTGGTTCCTTTCTCGGTCTGAAACCGAATCACTTCCCGGAACAGCAACTCATTGTTGTGTTCCGATTCAGTCATAAAGTTGATGTACTCCCGGAACAGCTGGCGGTCATGCTGCTGCCGGCTGGTTTCGCCCAGCAGGGCACCGATAGCCACGCCCACGGCCAGCAGCGCAATGTTGATGAAGATCTGATCAGGCATTGTCATCACCCAGCACTTTCTCGATGAGGTCAAAGACCATTTCTCGGTCTTCGGTGGTCAGAAAGTCAGCCGCCATGATTTCAAACTTGAGGCGGTCAGCGTATTCTTTCAGGTCATCCATGGTTTACTCCTCTCCCAGCCGGGCAAGGATCTCGTCGCCCTTGTCCAGCAGTTCATCTCGCCGCTTTTTCTGCTCGGCCTCCAGCTTTTCCATTTCAGCCTGATACTTTTTCAGCGTTCCCGGCCGGAAATGCTTGCTCTGCCCC